ATAAAAGACAATAACAGAGATGCGACTGACTGGATGGAATGGCAGGCAAATGCACTTGCACCAAGGATTCAAATGCCACTTTCTACATTTAAGACCAAGGCGTTTGAGCTTATTAAGCAGTTTCGGGCAGAACTTGGAACGTCTGAACTTATAGACGTAATGGAACCAGTGATTGACGCTTTGGCTGCATTTTTCTGTGTCTCTCGTACCGCAGCTAAAATCCGCATGATTGACGCTGGGTACGAAGAAGCAATTGGGACCTTTACATACATAGATGGGCGTTATGTCAAGCCGCATAAATTTAAAAAAGGTATTCTACAAAGAAATCAGACGTTTTCCATTGGTGCGGAAGAGGCTGCTATCCAAAGCATAACCAATCCGGAAATGGCAGCTCTGGTGAGAGACGGTAGCTATTTATATGTTGATTCTCACTTTGTTTTAAATCATCCAAGGTATATTACTCAGGATGAGAATGGAGTAACTGAATTAACCAATTTTGCACGAAACAATATGGAAGAGTGCTGTTTGGTTTTCGATTTATCAGTTAAGTCTGGATGTAAGGAAAGATACCATAGTGAATGTTTTCTCAATCGTGACAAGACGTCGGATATTGATTTTGAAATAAAATATTGCAATGGTTTTGAATATTCTACTCCAGAAAGGAAAGCAAAGATACTTGCTGAAACTTTGGCTGATGAAATGCGAGTCTATAATGAATTGCCAAATAGCTATAACAGCTCTCTGAAAATAGTTCGTGAGTGGAGAGATGTAACATATAAGGAATTAGCAGAGAGAACCATGGTAAATGAGAGAACTATAAGAAGAATTGTTAATGGTGAAGAGCCGGGATCAATTAATTCCATAATTTTAATTTGCCTTGGACTTCATCTTCCACCTAAAATTAGCAGTCATATAATTCGCAATTCCCCTTTTTCATTGAATTTCAATAACAATAGTCATATTTGGTATGATTTCGCTTTGACACACCTTTATCCAAAATCGATGGATGAGATAAGAGCATTTTTACAGGAACACGGTGCAGATCCATTATAAAATTTCAAAATATTTTTGAAAAAGCGGACACAGGATGTCCGTTTTTTTTATAGCTATATCTATATGAGCCATACATGAAACCAATAAAGGTTTTGTGTATGGCTCTTTTTTTATTGTTGTTTCTTGATGAAAAGGCATCTTTTAACCACAAAACAAACGGGCATGAGGTGTCCGCCAAGGTTGTCCATTTCTCCCTTACAATAATAATAGACAAAGGAAAGGTCCTTCGTAAATAGCAAAATTCGACCGCTCCCCGTCTATAAAAAAATATCGAATGCCTGATTTGCAATAAAGGCAAAGGATACATATTGTTTCGCTCCAGTCTGTGAGGACTGTTGTGACGCAATTGAAGTACCTTACCTTGTTGCGCTCATTTTCAGGATATAAGGGTCTGTGTACTTCTAGTACAGGCCTATTTTTGTATCCTTTGCCGCCAGTGCAATCCGGCGGAAAGGATGCAAAATGAAAATTAGAATTCTGTATGACAACAAACCTACCTATCTGGAGGTGTCAGACGAGGACTGCACTGTAATGATTGATGCGGATTATGAAGACAGGCTATCTTCTGCTGAAGATAAAGAAACTGTAACTCGACGATCTGTCCAAGAAATTATAGATGAGCGGTTCAATAAGCCGGAATATAACAACTGGCATAAATTTGATAGACACAGGGGCATGCCCAAGAAGCCATTTCGCAAGGATGACGAGGCTGAAGATGAAATCGATCATATGGACTATTTTCCTGATAACTCAGATGAAGAGGCTCGGGAGAAGCAGGCAGAGTATGAATATATCTGTGAAATTATTCGCAAGAACCTCAAAGAAAAACAGGCAGAACTTCTCATAGCTATCGTCATGGATGGCATTTCTGTAACAGAATATGCAAGGCGTGAAGGGGTTACAGTAGGTGCCATTTCACATCGCATGGAAACTGCAATGAAAAATTTCAAAAAAGTTTTTCCTAAATCCTCAACTTTCCCCTCTTCTCAAGGCTAAAAGGTAGAGGGCAGTATATAAACGCTCTCGGAAAGAGGTGAAGAACATGAAACACAATTTGAAAATCAGTGTTTCAAAACATCCACAGTCTGGCGGGATTGTTTCCTGTCGAAATGTCACCATTAGGGAGCGTTTCCTTCGTTTCTTACTTGGTGATAAGCAGAAACTGACCATCCTTGTTCCAGGTGATACCGTACAGGAACTCGCTATCTGTGAGATTAAGGAGGGAGGGGTAAGTCATGAGCAAAATCAAGTTACTCCTTGATGTGGTTTCTGATATGCGTTCTTTGGCAGACAGCATACAGGCGGTTGCAGAAGTAATGGCGGGCAATGAACCTGTCGAAACAAAAGAACCGACTACAACTGTAAAAGAGCCTAAACCAAAGAAAAAAGAAATCACCTTGGAGGAAGTCAGAGCGAAACTCGCTGAAAAGAGTCAAGCCGGTCTTACTGCTGAAGTGAGGGAGATTATAAAAAAATATGGCGGCTCTAAATTAAGTGAAGTTGATTCAAAACATTATGCAAATATGCTGAAGGACGTGGAGGTACTTGGCAATGAGTGATCACGCAGTACTTTCCGCATCTGGGTCGCATAGGTGGCTTCACTGTCTTCCGTCTGCAAGATTGGAACTGGAGTTTGTAAATAACGAATCCAATGCAGCAGCCGAAGGTACCGCCGCCCATGCTCTTTGTGAACATAAACTTAAAAAAGCACTTCATATGAGAAGTAAGCGTCCTATCTCGGATTATAACACTGATGAAATGGAAGAACACAGTGATGCCTATGTGGAATTTGTAATGGAGCAGCTTGAATTGGCGAAGCAAAGCTGTACGGACCCACTGGTACTTATTGAACAACGTCTTGATTTTTCTTGCTATGTGCCACAGGGATTCGGAACCGGTGACTGCATCATCATTGCTGATAAAAAGCTTCATATTATCGATTTTAAGTATGGCATGGGGGTGCTGGTAGATGTGGTGGATAACCCACAGATGAAACTGTATGCTCTTGGAGCTTTGGAAATCTACGATAGCCTATATGACATTGAGGAGGTTTCCATGACCATCTTCCAACCACGTAGGGAGAATGTCAGCACATGGACTATATCGGTAAAGGAATTAAAAGACTGGGCAGAAAATGAACTAAAACCAAAGGCATTGATGGCCTATGACGGTGAAGGTGAATATCTTCCGGGTGAGTGGTGTACTTTCTGCCGAGCTGCTGTTAAATGCCGTGCAAGAGCAGAAGAAAAGCTGAAACTGGCACAGTCGGAGTTTAAATTACCACCTCTACTTACGGACGCTGAAATTGAGGAAGTCCTTGCTAAATTGACAGACCTTACGAAGTGGGCAAATGAAATCATTTCTTATGCCACGGATGCTGCAGTCAATCACGGTAAAGAGTGGCATGGGTTTAAGATTGTTGAGGGTAGGTCTGTCCGTAAATATAAAGATGAAGATGCTGTGGCTGAAGCAGCCAAGGCAAATGGCTATAAGGATATCTACCGTCAGAGTCTCATTACATTAACAGAAATGCAGAAGTTGATGGGTAAGGCAAAATTTGAGGAAATTCTCGGTGGCCTCATACATAAACCACCGGGCAAACCGACGCTAGTCCCACTTTCAGATAAGCGTCCGGTTATGAATGTATCAAACGTAAAAAACGAATTTAACGAAATAACGGAGGTATTGGAATATGAATAATCAAAACAGAACTAAGGTTGTTACAAGTGTAAACACACGTCTAAGCTACTTTCACGGCTGGGAACCAGTTTCCATCAATGGCGGAGCGGAAAAGTACAGCGTTTCAGTACTAATTCCCAAGACAGATAAGGAAACCATCAATGCAATTAATGCAGCAGTAGATGCAGCTATTGAAGAGGGCATTGCAAAGTTTGGAGGTAAGAAACCGAATAAGACAGCCATCAAGCTGCCGCTTAGAGATGGGGACGTGGAACGTGACGACGAGGCTTACAAAGGGCATTATTTTGTAAATGCCAACAGCAATACTCCACCTCAGATTGTAGACAAAGCGGTCAGACCTATCCTGGATCGTAACGAGGTATATAGCGGTTGCTATGCAAGAGTATCGCTTAATTTCTATGCTTTCAACTCAAATGGCAATAAGGGTGTAGCCTGTGGACTTGGCAATATCCAGAAGGTAAGGGACGGAGAGCCTTTAGGTGGCAGAACCAATGCTGCGGATGATTTCACCACTGTTGAAGATGATGATTTCCTGGCATAACAGATAAAATAATTAGACAGACGAGGTGGCGGAGGAAGTTCTTCTGCCACTTTGTTTGTATTCGAAAGGACGGTAATATATGAATTCTATTTCTGTTGACATAGAGACGTTTTCGAGTGTCAATCTTCAAAAATGCGGAGTTTACCGTTATGTCGAGAGTGATGATTTTGAAATTCTGCTGTTTGGTTATTCCGTTGACAATGGTGAAGTACAGGTTGTTGATCTTGCCTGTGGAGAGGAAATCCCGGAGGAGATTATTAATGCCCTCATGGATAATTCCGTAACCAAGTGGGCCTTTAATGCAATGTTCGAGCGTGTTTGTATATCGAAATGGCTTAATCTTTCAGAATATCTTGACCCCGTATCATGGAAGTGCTCCATGATATGGTCGGCATATATGGGACTTCCTCTTTCTCTAGAAGGTATCGGTGCTGTTTTAGGATTGGAAAAACAAAAGCTAACGGAGGGTAAAGACCTAATCAGATATTTTTGTACACCTTGCTCTCCCACAAAATCAAATGGGGGTCGAGTACGAAATCTGCCGGAACATGATTTGGATAAATGGGAGCGTTTTAAAGCCTATAACCTTCGTGACGTGGAAGCCGAGATGTCTATAAAGCAGAGATTATCCAAGTTTCAGATGCCAGAGAATATATGGGCGGAATATCATCTTGACCAGGAAATCAATGATCGTGGCATTGCCATTGATATGATCTTTGTCAAACAGGCTGTCGCAATAGATGAACATACCCGTGAAAAGCTAACTGCTCTTATGCAGGACATGACTGATCTAGAGAATCCAAACTCGGTGCAACAAATGAAAGGTTGGCTTTCAGAGAATGGGTTAGAAACAGATACCCTTGGTAAAAAAGCAGTTTCAAAGATGTTAAAGACAGCACCTGAACCACTAGGCACTGTTTTGGAGCTTCGTCAGCAGCTTGCTAAATCATCTGTGAAGAAATACACAGCAATGGAAAATGCGGTATGCCATGACGGTCGTGCTAGAGGGATGTTTCAATTTTACGGAGCTAATAGAACAGGCAGGTTTTCTGGGCGGCTGATTCAATTGCAGAACCTCCCTCAAAACCATATGCCTGATTTGGAACAGGCCCGTGCTTTAGTTCGTAGTGGAAACTTTGATGCCCTCACTCTGCTCTATGATTCCGTACCTGAGGTCTTATCGGAACTTATCCGTACTGCTTTTATACCCCGTGATGGAATGAAGTTTATCGTTGCAGACTTCTCAGCGATTGAGGCTCGTGTCATTGCCTGGCTTGCAGGTGAGAAATGGAGAACAGAGGTATTCCAAAAGGGTGGTGACATCTACTGTGCCAGTGCCTCTCAGATGTTTAATGTACCTGTTGAAAAACACGGTGTGAACGGACATCTTCGTCAAAAAGGCAAAATAGCCGAACTTGCACTCGGCTATGGTGGGTCTGTTGGAGCATTAAAATCGATGGGTGCTTTAGAGATGGGAATTGAAGAAGAAGAACTTCAGCCTCTTGTAAATGCTTGGAGACAGTCCAACCCCAATATCACAAAACTTTGGTGGGATGTTGACCGTGCGGTAAAAACCTGTGTTAAGCAGAAAACTCCCACAGAGACACACGGCATTCAATTTATATATCAAAGTGGAATGCTCTTTATTGTTCTTCCTTCCGGTAGACGGCTTGCCTATGTAAAACCTCGTATGGGAGAGAATGTTTTTGCCGGTGAGTCGGTTACTTATGAAGGTGTCGGCGGAACGAAAAAATGGGAAAGAATCGAAAGCTACGGACCCAAATTTGTAGAGAATATTGTTCAGGCAATCAGCCGTGACATTTTGTGCTACGCCATGCAGACATTAAAGAATTGTTCTATTGTGGCTCATGTACATGATGAAATTATTATCGAAGCAGATATGAGAATGTCACTTCCTACCGTTTGTGAACAGATGGGACGAACACCAAGCTGGGCAAAAGGTCTGTTACTTAGTGCCGATGGCTATGAGTGTCAGTTTTATCAAAAAGATTAAATTAATTTTTCAAAATCCTCAACATTCATTACCTCCTGTGGCTATTAGGTAGAGGAACTTTCCTCTGACTAAATTACAGGAGGTAATTCGTATGGACGAATTAGTAAGAATCAACTATGAAAATCATCGACCAACCGTACTCGGTCGTGATTTACATGAAGCCTTGGAAGTCAAGACAGCGTATAAGGACTGGTTTCCAAGAATGTGTGAGTATGGATTTGAGGAAGGGTCAGACTTTAGCTCATTTTTGAGCGAAAGTACTGGAGGCAGACCAAGCGTAGATCATCAGCTTACCATCGACATGGCAAAAGAGCTATGCATGATACAGCGTACTCCAAAAGGAAAGCAGTGCCGCCAATACTTCCTTGATATTGAGAGGAAGTGGAATTCACCAGAGGCAATCATGGCAAGGGCACTACAGTTAGCCAATCAACAGCTAACTCAAATAAGACATCAATATAAACTGCTTGAAGGTACGATTGCTGTTCAGAATCAACAGATTACAGAAATGAAACCGAAGGTGTCCTATTATGATGTGGTTCTAAATTGTAAAGACCTTATTTCCACATCAGCAATTGCCAAAGATTACGGTAAGTCAGCTATTTGGATGAACCGCTATCTTAATAAAAAGGGCATCCAATTTAAACAAGGTGGTATCTGGCTTTTATATCAGAAGTAT